CCCTAGCATTCGTATCCCTGCGTTAAAGGGTATCAATGACTTATAGGCTGTTTAAGGTACTCGCCACACCAAAAGGAAGCACATGTCCGAAGAAGTCGAAGAGATCGTAGAGGCTCAAGAGGAAGCTCAAGAGACTCAAGCTGCCGATCCAGCAGAAGAATCGAAACGTGCAGAAGAAGTGCAGAAGGCCGAAGCCTTTGCGAAGAAGTCACAAGATGACCAAGACCGCAATTGGAAAGAAGCTAGACGCAAAATGCAAGACCTAGAGCTAAAGGCTCGAGAACAAGAAGAAGTCATTAGACGTCTTACTGCTCCTGCTGCTCCGAAGGAAGATGACGAACTAGACAAGCTCGGCGACGAAGATATCGTCACTAAACGCCAGGCAATAAAACTGGCTTCAAAAATGGCCGAAACCATTGCTCAAAAAGTCATCAAAGAACGGGAAGCATCAACAGTAGACGAGAGACTTTCTCTTAAGTATCCGGACTTTGCTCAGGTTGTAACTAAAGAAAATATTGAATTTTTAAAAGAAAACGAACCAGAACTTGCAGAGTCCTTAAGCTACAACCCAGATCCATTTAAACAGGGAATTGCAGCCTATAAGTTATTGAAAAAAGCAGGATTAGGAGATCAACAGATGGCAAATGCTTCTTCGAGAGAAAAAGACAAGGCTATTAAAAACAGTCAAAAACCTGTTTCTGTTAATGCTGTCACTAAGCAAAGCGCTATAGGTAACGCACACATGTTTGAAAACGGTCTGACGCCTGAATTAAAGGCTAGCCTTCTTAAAGAAATGAGAGAAGCACAAAAAAGGGCTTGAATTGACTGGTTCCTAAACAAGGAATCACAACATGTCTATTACGACAACAAGCACATTGCCAGCTCCAGTGCAGCAATCGTTCTCGTATAAGCTTTTGTCCGTGCCAGTTCCTTACATGATCCATAAGATCCCAGCGGATCTTAAGGCCATGCCAAGAAATGGCGGTACAACGCTGAGAATGAGACGGTACAATCCGTTGGCAACAGCTCCAGTTCCACTTGGAAATTCTGGAATTACGCCACCTCCACAGAACCTGACAGCGATCAACATCGACGCTCAAATGGACTTCTACGGTAAAAAATTATTTGAATGTGCCGCGTAGGTGCCGTAGTGAGTTTTGGAGTAATGACCTACATACTGCTCAGTGAGCAAGTAACGCTCCAGAACCAAGATCCTAAATTTAATATGGGATCTTTAAACCGACACTGATTGACTTGGAGTCCCTAACGTAAAGTCGAGGGTAACAAGGGCCAAGTGTTAATGAACTTTTAACGGATGATTATGAAATCTAGAGTTAAGATTACGCATGATAATAAGAAATTCTTCTCGACGAGAGACAATTTCGTCTGGAAGTCTTTGACTTCCTATATTTGCGTAGGTTTTTCTAATTTCAATCATGGTCTCACATTGTTTGCGTTTAATAATCAAGTAAGGAAGAATTTTTGGAAGAAGATAGTCCAACATCAAGCCACTCGCATCCCAGCGATGAATAGGGCGCTCAAACGCTCTTTTGCTTGTATATCGATATCTTTGTTCCTTAGTTCCTCCAAACAGGTCGTTAAGCCAATCTGTAAGGCATTTATCACAACTTGTTACAGCAAGTTTGCAATGCCATTGAGTACCATTTCCGTATTTACCTTGCTTAACTTTTCCAAAGTAAAAGCAGCCTTCTCCGTCGACAATCCCTGCCAGGTAGGCAAATTGTTCTGCGGTTTGGTTGGTAGTAAATTTTGTTATTCTAGCCATAAAACTCCTTACGTTTATGATGCTACAATAATAAACGAAAGTGACATTGATGTACAGGCTGAACGACTAAGTGTGTTGGCCGCGTAAGCGGATGCGATAGTCTGATCTCACGACGAAAGCGTGAGAGGAGAGGCCGAAGAGCCTTTCCCGCCAAGCGAATGATTTACTTGGTCAGCAAAGTAACAGAACGGTATTAAACGAGGCTGCCCAACGTCTCGGAGTATCCCTCCGTCAGACAGAGGATCAGCTTATGCGTGATATGTTAGCTTCCACAGCTAGCTTTATCAACTGTACAGGTGGAACAAACGGCGATAACCCAACAGAGATCACACGCTCCGATGTTGATATCGTAGTTCGTACTCTCCGTGGAAACAACGCCTATTCCTTCTTAACAGGGGTACAAGGCGAAGACCGTTTTGGAACAGCTCCCGTACGTGATGCTTACTTCTCACTCGGTCATACCGATCTGATTGGTCAGCTCGACAACGTTACAGGATTCATCCAAAAATGGAATTATCCTAACCAACAAGACACACTCGATGCAGAGTGGGGTAACGTTTCAAACATCCGCTTCTTGCTCTCTAGCATTGGCTCAACAACTGCCAACGCTTCATTGCTCGGTGCTACTGTTTACAACAACTTTGTTGCAGGTAGAGAAGCTTTTGCAGCTATCGAACAAGATGGCTACTCAGCACAGTTCATTTACCGTCCACCTATCTATGATGGTCCATTGGCCCTCAATGCTAGCGTCGGATACAAATTCGCTGAAGTTCCAAGAATCCAAAACGATACGTGGGTATTCAACCTACGTTGCACTTTAGCGTAAGGAGATAAAAAAATGAGTTCACCAATTAATGCACAATTAACAGGTACTTTTACATCCGATGGAGATACTAAGAATATTAGTCTTCCTTCTGGATACACATCTTTCAGGATGATTAACATTACAGATATTGGCTCGACTGCAGCTAATACGAACGTAATGCGTGCTGAAGGAACGTCTTCTATGGCTGCTGGTTCAGGATTGTATAATCCAAAGACTAGCGGAGCTGCAACACTGGCTTTGGAAGTATCAACTACTACAGGTGGTTTTACTTTCATTTCCGACAGTGCAGCGCGCCTAAATGGAGCTGCTGTTGCAACTTCTGGAACAGACATTAACCGAGCTAACCCAGCTGTGGTAAGCACCGGAACAACTACTAACCTAGTTGCTGGTGTATCTGTTGTAAGAATGATTAACAACACAGGCATGTTCCAAGTTTCAGGAATGGACTTCACAGTAGGAACGGTTATAGCTTCTACAAGTTTTGAACTGAAATACTTAGATAACACTGGGTTTGCTGCTGATTCCACAGCCGGTTTCTACCGTATTGTGAACGCAGATCCTAGATTTTATCCAAGAGCTCGTTTCATCACTGCAATTACACAAGCTACAAGCGCTGTAATCACACTCTCTGTAACCCATGGATATACCGTAGGTCAGTCAGTGCGCATCAACGTGCCTTCTGCTTTTGGAATGACAGAAATAAACGGACTGCTCGGAACAATCACAGCAGTTACAAGTGGAGCAACAAACACTATTACTGTCGATATCGACAGCAGTGGTTTTACAGCATTTGCATTCCCAACTTCAGCCACCGCTGCAGCTGGCGTTTCATTTGCTCAAGTTGTTCCCGTTGGTGAAGCAGCTATCAACAGCTCTTCACAAGCTTATGGAAATCTGCTTGATGATGCAACAGATAACGTTTCTTTCACTGGTATTTCTATTGGAACAACTGTCCAGACAACTGGAAAGCTGTACCAATGGTTTGCTAACAAAGCAACAGCTATCTAATTAAACCATGACCCCTCTTCGGAGGGGTTTTTACCAAAGGAAAATAAATGAGCAAAAAAATAGATATCGTTGGGTCAGTAACTCCCACAACGGAAGTTCCTCACCTTTCTCAAAGTAAGAAAGAATTAGCCAATAAGAAGCTAAAAGAACTAATGGACGCCGAAGGCAAATTAGTAAAAGGAGTTTTCATGTGTTATGAAAACCCTGGAGCAACCCAGAAAATTACATATAAAAAATATCCCACTCCCGCCGATATGAGAAGAAGAGGCGGAGAAGGTGGCCTTGAACCTTTTTCTAAAGTAATGACAGACGGATGCGAGTATGAAATCCCTCTTTATGTCGCTAGGTTTTTGAATGGAACTGATGTTATGGCCGGAGCTCTCAGTGATGAGAAAAGAAGCTCTGTCATCATCGGAACCTGTTCTTATGGAATCAGCGGATTTAAATATGCAGGAGATAGTATGCCATCTAGCCAAATTGGCTTTGGTCCTAATGGTGAAGGCGGAATACCTGTTCCAATCGTAGGAGTCACTAAACGTGTAAAACGTTATGGATTCCAATCACTCGAATTCGCAGCTGGAGATCATTAATCTTGACAATCTCTACGTGGGCGCCTATTTCACGAATAATAACAAATATTACAAATGCCAACCCTGGGGTTGTGACGACCTCGCAACCTCATGGTTTTTTAGATGGGCTCTACGTACGTATTGATATGTTTCCCGATCCTGCTTTATTTGGGATGACTCAAGTAAATAATCAGGTTTATTTAATCACAGTCATAGATACAACAAGCTTTTCCATAGACGTCGATACTAGAAATTTCGATACGTTTATAGCGGGCACAGACCCTCAATCTCCTCAAGCCATTCCCGTGGGAGAAATAGCAAATACCCTTAACAACTTAGAAAGAAACACTCTCACTCCCTACGGAGGATAATTATGTCAACATTACCTAATACCTTAGCAGATATCAGAACTAAAGTTAGAAGAATAACCGCCAGACCATCAACAACACAGATTACAAATTCTGAGATCGATAAGTACATCAATACCTTCTATGTCTATGACATGCCAGAGCATCTCAAGATGGAGTCGCTCAGGTATAATTATGAGTTTACGACGACAGCTAACGTTGCTGTTTATGATCTTCCCACAGACACCTATCTGACTGCCATGCCTCCGGTATTCATCGGCGGTTATCAATCTTTCATGACTCAAAGCAGGGAAAACTTCTTTAGGATCAATCCAGGGCTGAACTTCCTTCAACAATCAGTCTATACAGGAAACGGAACGTCTACAGGTTATACAGGTCAGTTTCTGACTAATTTGCCTATCACTCAGGGATTCAAACCAAACCCTCCCGGTGCTTTCTCTACGTGGACATCGACAAACGACATTGCAGCTAAGTTTTTGAATTGGAATGTGATTGTGTC